TCGTGGGTTGGGTGACTTCGCACTTCGGTGATGAAAAGGTTGCCGAGATCATCGCTGCACTCGACGACCAGATCACTGAAAAGCTGGCGCCTACCCATAGCGCTGGCGTGCCTTGGGGCTGATGGAAAAGCACTTCGCTACGGCAGGTGCAGTGATCGCGATGCTCACGGCAATCGTGGGCACCACCGTCGCCGTCGAAACGCGCTACGCCAAATCGGCTGAGGTCAAAGCACAGCTGGAGGAGTATTACGCCAAACAGCTCAAGCTGCGAATCCTAGAAATCGACCTGAAGCCAGACCCAACACCAGCAGATCGTGCATTGAGGCAGTACCTTGTGCAAGAACTAAACAAAGGCAATGGCGGTTCGCGCTAAAACCGGCACCGGGCGTATCGAGCATCAAGTCGGCAAGCCCAAAAAAACACGCCAAGGTCAAGGGCAGCACAGCCGGCCCAATCACGGGCGCAAAAAGCTAAGGGGCCAGGGACGCTAAGCTGGCTATATGGCTATTTCACCTGGCACATACAACATCAGCCTGCAGCGCCGGGCGGACTACAGCATCACGCTGCAGTTCAAAGATAGCAATAATGTTGCGATCAACCTGACCGGCTGGACCGTCGCAGCTCAAACTTGGAACCAAGGGCGCACCACAAAATACGCTGACTTCAGCGTCACCTACACTGATCGCAGCACTGGTACGGTTGCCATTGCGCTGACTGACGAGCAAACTGCGACGTTACCAAACGAAGCGTATTACGACGTTTTATTAACTAATGCCAGCGGCCTCAAGGAATACTACCTTGAAGGCATTATTTACGTCAGCGAGGGATACACAGCATGACTTCTGTAAACATCAGCGCCGTCAGCAATACCGTTGTCGTTACTGAAAACGGCAGCAGCACAGTCGTTACTGTTATTACTGAAGGTCCGCAAGGACCATCCGGTCAAGCAGCAGGGGGCTTGCCCACGGGCGGTGATCCAGGCAAAATTTTGATCAAAGACACTAACGCTAACTACGACGCCAGCTGGATCGCTACACTTGACGGAGGAACGTTTAATTAGTCGCCATGGCTCGCCTTCAGCTCAAGCGTGGCCTTAAGGCCAACCTGCCCACCACAGGGATGTTGGCAGGTGAGCCGCACATCACCACTGACCGTGGCACGCTGCACGTTGCCACTGACGCCACCACCAAGTTGCCGGTGGTGCCTGCAGTTGATGACCTAGCCACGCTGGCAAGCGTTGATGGCGCCTCTGATCTGATCTTGATTCACGATGCGAGCGAGGCATCGGCGCAGAAGGAAAAGAAGATCACCTTCAACAATTTCAAGACAGCACTCAACATCCCAGCCACCAGCACCGATGAAAAGGTCGCTGTCGTTAGTGGCGGCACTGCTGGCTACATCTGGGGCACTGACGGCACTGATGGTGTAATCCGCCTGAATAGCAGCCTGAGCTGGACAAAGGATGCTGGCAACGCTTATGTCACCATTGCGGTTGACACCGTAGACGGCGGCACGTTCTGATCACTGTCTTACAAGCGATCAACCCTGCTACATAGCAAACTAAGGGGAGCCAGATGGCCAGCACGCTACGAATAAAGCGATCCGCAGTGCCCGGCAAGGCGCCGGCAGTCGCGGATCTCAGTCTGGGCGAACTTGCCCTGAACACATTTGACGGGAAGCTCTACACGCTCAAGGATAATGGCGCCCAGTCAGTTGTTGAGCTTTCAGGCGGCAGCGGCGGTGGCGGGAATGCGCCTGCGCAGTATTACGCCAGCTTTCGCCCGTCAACAAGTACGCAAAGCATTGACACCGCGTATGCACGCACCATTGACTTTGACGAGATTGTATTTCGTTCGGGCAACTGGCCCCTTGAGATAGTTAATCCAAACGGCTATGTCTACGTCCCAATAACAGGGAAATATCTTGTCACGGTATCCATTTATGTTGACACCACGACTGTGGGCGTAAGGAATGCGATGGAGACATCGCTATATTCTACTTCGGTTCTTGTCAACCGAGCCATGTCTTACGCGTACAGTCCGAATAATTCTTACTACTATGCGTCAACACACATGAGCGCCATTATCTCTGTGACCAATGTGGAATCCTGGGGTTGCTACGCAACTGCACTATTTAATTCTGTCGCTGGTAGCACCGTTGGCAACGTTAGTCAAGACAGCAGGCTAAACATCGTATATCTGGGAGAATAATCATGCCTTTTTTCGCCCTTAGAGACCCACTGATTACCAACAGTCTCGACCCGGATTTCGACAAGGTGGACCGTTGGGGTTATCCCTGGAACCTGTGGCCGGACCTCGGATTTACACACGACAACTGGCCGTCAGATCAATTCTTGGCAGACAATCACGCATTGCCTTTATACAAAACAACGGCGTTCGACGAGACACTGTTCAGGCTGAGCAGGCTTGATCACCCAGTCATAGATACCGACTCAGACGGCAGAGAATACGCAAGACTGTATGAAGTTGTCGCTCTTACCGCAGAGGAGTTAGACCAGCGCAAGAAATCAAAAGCAATGGCGTTCGATTACGCGGGAGCCTGGTCATATCTCAGGCGAACCACTGCCTATTCAAGGCTAAAGGAGGCAGCCAAGGTTGATCTAGCGCTTAACACAGAACTTACAGAGCTGATTGCTGTCTTTGGACAGGCTATCGCAGGCCACGTAGATTACGAGGCCGTACAGAGTTGCATCAGCTCACTGCTCCTTGCAGACTATGTTTCGCAGGATGACTACAGGGAGATCGTCGGCGTACTGTCAAGCTTTGGCCTTGACAGCTTCTATCAATTACCCACACCAAGCCCCACGGAGGAAAACTAATGGCTTACGTACACAAGTACCATCTTAGGCCGAATGGTGATGTTTGCGTGGTGCTTTGGACCTACCCCTAACTGGCCAGGCAGTTGAGCAGCGGCACGCCAAGCATCAGCTCAGCAGTAAGCACTCTCAAGTCTCGCGGCTGGATTATCGTCCTCAACGGCGTGACGCAATAGATCAAGTAACGGGCGCTAAGCTGTACCCGTAGCCATTGCTGCCATGATCGAAGTCATAGCCGCAGTGGCCGGCGCATCTATTTCCGTCGCGGCAATGGGTGCGATGGGGTTCAGTCGCAAGTCAGACGAAGCTCGTGATGCGGTTATTCGCCTTACGAGTGCCGTTGAGCATATTGCAACACAACTAGACGTATTGCATTCAGACATTAAAGAAGACAGAAAAGAATTTTTCTCTCGCCTTAATACCGTTGAGCAAAGGGTCTCTAAGCTGGAAGTGCGTCCGCCCTCCTATTGACCCATGGACTTTATTCATCATCCGGCATTCTGGGTGGTTATTGCTGCAGCCTCCGAGCTGATCGCCTTGTCGCCCCTGAAGGACAACAGCATCATCCAACTGATTTTCCACGCCCTCCGTTCCATCAAGGGAAAAAAGCTCTAGGCAAAACCTGGGAGCAAGCTGCTAGGGAGTGGTGGTTTGAAACCATGCTCCTTGGCAGGCTAGATGATGCCGAGCGTGAGTGGCACGCTACACAGCCACAGCAGCCTACGCCTGTCATCGTGCATGAACTGCCAGATGATGAGCTGCAAACTGGTGAAAGCCGCAAGCTAGGCGGTGCAATGCAGATTAAATCACCTTGGTCTGATCAATGAGCACGATCCAACTGCGTGATGCTGCCAAGCATTTCAAACAGCTACCGCATCAGTTAGCGGCGTGGGATTGGCTGCAAGAGCGTGTTACCAAGGAAACGCTAGAACAGTTTGCTGAGCTGTATCGTGCTGATCCTGTTGTCAAGGAACCGCTACCTGCTGCATGGTTAGCGCCTGCGTTGAAGATTATCAAGAAGTGGGAAGGTTGCAGGCTAGAAGCGTATTGCTGTCCTGCTGGTGTTCCAACCATTGGCTATGGCGCCACTAGGTTGGCAAATCGTGCAGTGCGGATGGGCGACAAGATTACGCAGCAGGAAGCTGATCAAATGCTGCAGCATGAGGTTGAAAGTCTGTTTGCACCTGGTGTATTTGAACTGCTACCACTGGCAAAAAAATGGCGCGGTGAACAAGTGGCAGCCATTGTTAGCTTTGCCTACAACGTTGGACTAGGTGCGCTGGAGGAAAGCACACTGCGTAAGCGGTTGCTGGCTGGTGAGGAACCAAACAAGGTTGTCATTGAGGAGCTGCCACGTTGGAATAAAGGCGGCGGCAAAGTGCTAGAGGGACTTGTTAACAGGCGGAAAGATGAGGTTGCGCTGTTTACTGGCGGTGCATTACCAAAGCAGCAGGAGCCGCTTAGGCTGCGTCCTACTTCACCGTTTAGCGCCAAGCTGACGCCACACATTGCTATCGGTGAGTTTGCGCTTTACAAGGAAGAACGGCGCTTTGCTGCTGACTATCAGATCAGGACTGCTACAGAGTTAGCTGATTTCCTAGAAAAGGTACGGGCGCATTTTGGCGGCAAACCGCTGATTCTGACGAGTGGGTATAGACCACCGGCAATTAACCGAATGGTAAACGGGGCAAGTAGTTCTGAACATTTATACAATGCACCTGATGTAGGCGCGGTTGATTTTTACATCCAAGGTGTTGATATTTACAAGGTGCAAGAGTATTGCGATAAGAACTGGCCGTATAGCGTAGGTTACGGTGCACCTAAGGGATTTACGCATTTGGGAATGCGTAAAGGTCGTCCTCGTGTCAGATGGGATTATTGAAGCTACCCTGCAAGAATACGCACTGCAGCTATGTCTTGGGGCGATTGGATGGTTGTAGAGTTCTCCATTGAGGAAGAACTACAAATAGAAAACCAAGCCAGGACCGTACTGCATTGTCACAATGCACCAGAAGTAGCAAGGTTATGCTCGTCGCTTGTTAAGCAAAACGCGTATTACGCTAAGCTGTTAAAGCAGGCAACAGGTCATATCGCACAGCTAGAAATGACAGCCTTTCTAACCGAGGATGTTAAATCACAGTGCGCGTTTGATGATTTGGATCAGACTCGTCTAGATGACACTCAGGACCAAAACCCGTTTCTAGAACCTCTGCTGATAGTCCTGTCTGCTGCTGTGTCTTGCGCGTTTCGCGTTCATCGTCTATGGCGGCAAGTGAAACAAACCAAGACTCCAAAGCCTCACGGCTAGGTGTTTTCGGCGCCAAGCCTAAGAATTTACGCAACGCCTTGACATCACGCACGATGATGCTGGCGCCTGAGGAGTAAGCAATAAAAACACGCCCATCAAAATCTCTGTAAGTTTCGACGGATTGAAACCTGCTGATCGCTAACCTATCCCGCTTCATAAAACCTCCAGTTGATGAGTGGTTTACGCTTTGTGCCTTCGCAGTGCCAAGTCACAGTGCCTTTGATGGCGTATTGCTCAGGCTGCTGCACGGTATGAAAGCGATGCCCGCAGGTTACGCATTTCCTAGACCGCCAAAAGCTACGGTCATCACCGCGTTCTGTTGTTGATACATCAGTCAACTGCGAACCACATTCAGGGCATGGCGGACCCATCCTGTTTGCAGGCATGGTTTAACCCCAACCCCAGATCAAGCTGGAGCTGTTGCTCTGTGCTGAATGCTTTTTTGGCGGTCCCTTCCTTAGTATCAGCTTCATTTCGTTTTCAGCGATGTGAACTTTGCGTTTTGTGGTGTCTTGCGCGATGCATAAGATCTTGGCGATATCGCGCATGGATCGAGGGTTGTTGTCTTTTAAGCCGTGTCGTAACTCAATGATCTGTCTGCTTAGATCGCTCATGTGATCTAACGCCTGGTGAACCGCCTCAATCTTTGTATCCTGCTCTAGGTCTTCACTTACAGGATCATCGTGTGCAGCAATCAGCTCGATGTAGGTGCTGGCTTCACCGGAGCTGTTGACCTGAGCATCTAGGCTGCCAGCGTCGATAGAAGCCGCTAGGTAATCCTTCATTGCCCGTGGCGTTACATTGGCAGCTTCGGCGCATTGCTCAATACTGGGGTTTACTCCGTGTAAGCGGTTGTATTCAAGCGTGAAGGCGCGCACTTTACGCAACGCATCGCTGGCACCAGATGGCAGTTTGATCATGCGATCCTGCACTTGGATCGAGCGCATGATGCCTTGCCTGATCCACCAATAGGCGTAGGTACTGAACTTGTAGCCTCGCTCAGGATCAAACAGTTCTACGGCACGGATCAATCCTATGTTTCCTTCCTGCACTAAATCTGGCATAGTCAAGCGATTAGTCAGGTGTTTATATTTCTTCGCTACACCAACAACAAGGCGTAGATTGCCTTGGATCATTCGTTGTTTAGCGCGTTTGCCAATCTTGATGATGCGTTGTTCAGCCTTGGTTGGATGATCGCTGCAAATCTCATCCATGCGCTTGATAGCATGACCCAGCTCGATCTCCTCTGCGGCGGTTAGCAAAGGGATCTTGCCGATCTGATTGAGGTAATCGCGCAGCGTGTCAGACATCAGGACAAAAGAAGGGGGCGGTTAGCCCCCGGGTAGGGTAGTGCAGAATCAGCCGAACTGCAAAGCCTGTTACAGCTCAGAACGGCATTGAATCATCGTCGGCTACAGCCTTAGGTCGTGGGGGCAACGAGAAATCGTTGACGGCTACATCAAGGGATGCGCCAGGGCTGCCATCTTTACGCTCAAACGTTTCGATGTAAGCCTGTCCGGTCACGGTGACTTGGCTTCCTTTGGCGAGGAAGTCATCTACCACCTTGGCGCGTGGACCCCATACGGCACAGCGCAATGCTGTTGTACGGTCTTCGCCTTTGACCTTTTTGTTCACCATCACGGTGAAGTTAGCGACCTCACGATCACCAACAGTCTTGAGTTCAGGATCAGCGGCAAGGTTGCCTACTGCGGTAATTTGGAGCATGAGCCGAAGAACTTGGAAAGGATAATTGAAAGAGCTTGTTGCGGTGTGTACTGACGTGCCTGCATAAAGTGTTCTAACTGCGAGCGCAAGTGTGGCGGCAGTAGTTCAAGATCAGCAGGGAGATGAGGCTTCATCGTTGTGCGTTGTGCGGCGTAAGCTGCTGCCATCTGAGCGTGCATCATCTCATCCGTCATGGCACTGCTATGGGTTTAGGTGGACAGTCGCTCCTGGATAAACAACAGGTGTTTAGGGAGCGTGATGTGAGCTGTCATTAGCTCACCTTCTGGCACCGCAAACTCTTTGTTGAACTCCTTGATGATCTTGTTGCGTTTAACAACAGGTTCAGCAGCTAACAGATCACGGATCGACTTAAGATCTTTGTCTGTAATTGGGAGTTCTTCAGGGTCAAGCTTTGGTGCCGGTTCTTCCTTTGTAGCAGCGGCAACAGGCTTTGCTTTTGCAAGGGCTGGCGGTGCAACAGTTGTTGATGCAGGCGACATGTCACCATCGTTGTCTTCAATGCCAGCAGCTAGGCAAAGAATTGCCAGCAGAGCATATCGACGTTGGTAGGTTACGCTGCCGCCCCAGTCATGAAGTGGGTTGCGTCCTTTACCGATCACCATTGGAAGGTGACTGGTGATGGACTCGCCGCTTTCATGGCAAAGCGTTGTAACCAGAATCGGATCAGTTTCGCCGGGCTCAAATGTTTGGACCACTGCCAATCCGTTCTTGCATAGCGCAGGAAGCACAGTAGAAAGAACCGTAGCAAGATCGGCAAAGCTGCCGTACTGCGCTTTTGATTCTTTGTGGATGGTTTCTACATCCTTATGAAACTTGCAGAGGGCTGCAGTAAGTTTGGCTGTCATGATGCAATGGCGTAGTTGAATGTTGCCCAGTAAATGCGCTCATTGATGGCATCTTCGAGTTTGTCAAAGTAACCAAGATGAATGCGTTTGCCGTGGTCGTAACCAGAGGCAACCCAGCAGCTTTTAGGTGTTGACCAACAAACTCCGGTAAACCCAGATTTGTTTGTTGAGCGAAGTCCAAGGTTTACCATGTTTTGCCTGTGTGTGACGGCACGCAGGTTGCTTGGATGGTTGTTATCTGGGTTTCGATCAATGTGGTCAACATCAAGGTTGCCGGGATCTTTGCCAGTTGCCATTGCATAGACAACACGCGAAAGGTAATACCGTTCGCCGTCAATCCTGACAATCCAGTAACGGTGATTCCTGCGAGCTGCAGGCTTGCCGTCTTTAAGGAGAACACCATCTTCAAGGGTGAAGAGCTGGTGTATCCGCTCCATCGGAAGCGGTTTGAACTGTCTCATGGTTGGGTGTAAGCGCAGTGAGCGTGATAACAGCGCCAGGTTGTTCTGTAGCAGTGCAGTAACGCTTGGTTGCTGTCACAGTTACAACCTGCCTATCATCGTCGAAGAGTACACCTGTCAGGGCATCGTTTGTTGATCTGACAAGCTTTTCAATGTCGCCATTTCTGGCAGACGTGCAGTGCTGGGGGGCGGACGGGCGTAGTGCATTCTTTTTCCCGTAGTGAGATGATGGTCGTTGAAAGCGAAAGACCACTGAAAGGGACATAGCTGGCGCAGTGTCCCAATTAGCAGGTTTGGCGGACAGAGCAGCAAACTTTACGTCCTGCCGCCATGGTTTGACATTCTTGCTGGATTCCA